GTGACTCAGGTGGCTCCGGTGGCGACGACTCCAGTGGTGGCGGCGGCTCCGGTGGTGGCGGCGGCTCAGATGGTGGCGGCGGCTCAGGTGGCGGCGGTGGCGGCGGCGGCGGTGGCGGTGGTGGTGGCGGCGGCTCAGATGGTGGTGGCGGCTCAGGCGGCGGCGGCGGCGGTGGCGGCGGCTCAGGTGGCGGCGGCTCAGGTGGCGGCGGCGATACTGGCGTCACAGTAGTCACAGGGGTGTCATGCTCCGGCGGCAACCTCGTCGTGACAACGACAACGCTCTACGGAGTCTACTCTGGCGGTGGTGGCGAAACTGGTGGTGGCAGTACCGGTGGCAGTACCGGTGGCAGTACCGGTGGCAGTACCGGTGGCGGCGGCGGTGACACTGGTGGTGGTGACACTGGTGGTGGTGACACTGGTGGTGGTGACACTGGTGGTGGTGACACTGGTGGTGGTGACACTGGTGGTGGTGACACTGGTGGTGGTGACACTGGCGGTGGTGACACTGGCGGCGGTGAGACATCGACATACTGTTCTTCGCTCGGTGGGTCAGCGCAGGCTGGTGACTCCTACGAGATTTACTCAGGAACAGACCTCGTTGCCTCTGGAACTCTTGGATCGTCTGGGAGCATCTCCTACACAGGCTCTGAGTCTGGACCGTTTGCTTACTATGTCACACGCAACGGCAATCAAGTCGACAGCGGGATACTTACTGCTTCGGGTTGTTAGTACGGAGGGCGCATACATTGTTCGATCGTGTTGTCGTAATATCGCTAGAGCGAAGGCCCGACAGGCTCGGCGACTTTATGAAGCGGGTGCCGAAAGATTTTCCATTCGGCGAGATCGAGGTATACAAGGCAATCGACGGAAGGATGTGCAAGCATCCTGTGTGGTGGAAGCAAGGCGGCGGTGCCTGGGGGTGTTACAGATCGCACGCCCGCATCCTCGAGGAATGCCTGAACGCAGGACACCAGAGCGTTTTGATCTTTGAAGACGACGCCACGTTCTGCGAAAACTTTACAGAGGCTTCCCAGAGATACCTTGAAGCCTTGCCGCAGGGATGGTCGCAGGCTTACCTCGGCGGGCAACACCTGAAGAAGCCTATCGAACTTGCTGACAATCCCCTTGTCGTCCGGGCTCGGGACATCAACAGAACGCACGCCTATGCAGTCGGCGGGCGTGAGGGGATGACGACCATCTACAAATGGTTGAACGAGACGACGAAGTGGCGGAACAGAAACCACGTCGACCATCACTATGGTCGCCTGCACTGGAACGCGAGTTCGGGGTACTACGCTCCGGCCCAGTGGCTCTGCGGTCAGGCTGAAGGTAAGTCGGACATCTCATGGAAGGAAGCAGGTGAACGTTGGTGGCTTCGTGGAAATGTGTCAGCGGCAGTACAGGATTTTGTGAGGACTTCACCCGCACAACCGAACAGGGTTTCAATGGATTTCATCGCTATCGTCGGGCCGCATAGGTCTGGCAGTTCGTGCATCGCCATGATGTGTTACAAACTTGGGTTGAACATCGGGGACAAACTCGGGGGCTACGAGTCGAAGAATGGCGGCGGCGGCGAGGCGATCGGCCTTGCGAAACTTTGCGAGTGGGCTGGCCGCTTCCCTTCCCCCGGTTTTACGCAGCCGCATCAAAATATCGAAGACAGGCTGAGGAAGTGGATTCAGCAGCGTGTGCAAATTAGCAAGCGGAAACTCGGTGGCGTACCCGTCGGCGGTAAGTATCCGCACCTGTGTGCGATGGGTGACCAACTCAAGAGCATCTGTGGCGAGGGGCTGAAGGTCATTCACTGCGTTCGTCCGATTGAGGAGTCTATCGACTCACTGAAACGACGAAGCAAGCAGTCGAAGGGTTGGCTCGCCGCAAGTGACTCTCAGTGCGAGGCCGTGCAGAGATGGCTCCATAATGAGAAGGAGAAGTTCGTCGCTACGCTCCCAAAGGAAAGCGTTCTGCACCTGAAGTATGCCGACGTTCTGTCGAACCCTACGAGGGCCGTCGACGACATCGTGAAGTTCGCTGGCCTCAAGCCGACAAAGCAGATGATCCGAAATGCGATTGCTCATGTGAAGCAAAGGCAATAACACGCTGGGGCTGAGCGATGTCATTCAGTAGCGGCAACGAATCGTCTTATACGGTTGACATGAGCGGTGGCGGGGACGGCGAGGGCTGCCCCGTGTGCTGCGGTGGCGGTTTCGTTTGCGATGGAAGCAGTTCGAGTTCGAGTTCGAGTTCTGGTTCGAGTTCTGGTTCGAGTTCTGGCTCTGGCTCTGGCTCTGGCTCTGGCTCTGGCTCGAGTTCTGGCTCTGGACTGTCCTGCCTGAACTCGACGTGCCGATGGGTATGGGACGCAACAGGGCAGGTCGAGGGGACTGTGCCTGTGTGGCTCGGTCTTCCGTCCTCTGTTGATTCGACACAAGGTCGGTTGAGCGAGTGCAACGAAATCCCCGGAGAGAGTTGCCAGTGCGGGTATCCAGACATCATCGGCGGTAGCCACGGGCAAGAGATTACATGGCCGTGCGGTGGTGCTTTCGTCTCGTGCCAAGATGGCTCGATGCCTTGCGTATATAGGCGACTGGTCGATGGAGAGACTGGCAAGAAAGGCGATTGGGAGTTTGTCGAATCTATTGGCGAGTGCGGCGATGGCTGCGGCTGCCCTCCGTATCCCACCGTGGGCTACGAGTTCTACGCACTGCCGGATGAATCGTCTGGCGGTGGTTCTGGTGGCGGTGGTTCTGGTGGCGGTGGTTCTGGTGGCGGTGGTTCTGGGTCGCTCGGAAACTCGTGGTACGAGGGTATGCGTGCTGACTGCGTGCGAACTTCTGGAGCCGCACCAAGCGGAAACCCGCTGCCATGACATGCAGGATCGTTACAGACTGCGACTCACTCGGGAGTGATGAGGCTGGGAATTGCTATGAGACTCAGTTCGAGTGCGAGTGTGCCTGCGGCATCCGTGACCCGGACTCATTCGAGTGCATCTGCTTGCTCCAATGCCCCGAGGGGACGTTTGCGAACTTCGAGTGCCGATGTATCTGCGAGGATACGTCTGAGTGTGGGGGTGGCAGGGTTCGCGACCAATCTGATTGCGAATGCAAATGCCCCGCCGACACTGAATGGAATGGGCTCGAGTGTGTTCCGCTGCGGTATACCTGCGTCAACGGTGAGTGCGTCGGCGGACAGGAGGGGCCGTATTCATCACTCGTGGCCTGCGTGAATAGGTGCGTACCTCAAACTTCTGGAGGTGACGAGAGCGGCGGAACCGGCCGCTGCATCCCGGAACTTCCACCGCCAGCGACGCCCTTATTTTGCCCCGATGGTTCTCAGGGTGGCATCATCTTGTACTGGTTCGACTACATGGTCTGCTCGTGGCAGTCCATCACGTTGATCTGGAGCCAGTGCGGAGGCGGTGGGTATCCTCAACCACCTGACCCGCCGAGCAGCAGTAGTGGTGGCGGTGGTGGCGGCGGTGGCTCCTCCTCTTCAAGCGATGACTGCGGAGGCGAAAACACTCCACCGCCAGCGGAGTACACGACAATATGCGGAAGGGTCGTTGCAACAAAACTGAGCGGCAGCGTACCCGGCACATGCTTCTCTTATTACACGGACATCGAATACTGCGATGAGTGTGACCCCGAGACTGGGCTGCCGGTCATAAAGTCTTCGACGACTCACCAATGGGAACAGGAGACAGGGGCGTTCGAGCCTGTCATCCCTGAGTCATCCGGCGTTGTCACTGAGTTGCCTTGCCCGGGAGAATCGTCGAGCGGTGGATCTTCGCTCGGATCATCTCGCGGTAGTAGTTCCGGCTCATCGTCTGCTAGTAGTTCCGGCTCATCGTCTGCTAGTAGTTCCGGCTCATCGTCTGCTAGTAGTTCCGGCTCATCGTCTGCTAGTAGTTCCGGCTCATCGTCATCAAGTAACGGAGGAAACCCACTGCCATGATCGTGAAGTGCCACAAGCAGTTTTTGTTCGAGCGATGCCGTGAGCGAGGCTATCAAGTCGAGCAGGTTTTGCCGTGCGTTGTGTCCAGAGATGGCGACGTATGGGAGATAGACACGAATCACTGGGCGTATCCGCACGAGCGCAAGAAGGCGAGCGGTGGTGCTGGAACTGAACTCAAGAAACTCCTTCGTTTCATCGGGATAACAGCGAAACCGAACTGCTCGTGCAATACGAAGGCTCGCGTGATGGACGAGCGTGGTATTGAGTGGTGCGAGAAGAACGCAGGCGTCATCGTCACTTGGCTCGAGCAGGAGGCGAAACGCAGGCGGCTTCCGTTTGTTCGCACGGCTGGCATGGCGATCGTTCGTCGTGCCATAAAGACCGCAAAGAAGCGAGCAGCCAAGGAGGGCTGAGTGCATGGCGAAGTCGAAACCGAAGGCGTGGAGTGTCGAGTCGATGGGTGCTGGCGTTAGTCGGCTCACGTTTACCGGACGAAGCCAATGGGTATATCTGTCGAGCGACTGGCACTGGGATAGCACGAAGTGCGACCGAGACGCACTCGAGGATGACTTGAGAACAGCCAAGGAACTCGGGGCCGCTGTCTGCTCGTTCGGCGACCACTTCGACTGCATGGGGGGTAAGTACGACCCGAGAAGTTCGAAGAGCGAGGTGCGGCCAGAGTTTTCGGTCGGTAACTATTTCGACGAGATTGTGAATCAGTGCTGCGATTGGATGAAACCCTATCGAGAGTCGATGGCACTGATTACTCCGGGGAACCACGAGACAGCGATACGCAAGCGACAGGAAACGTGCTTGACGACAAGGCTCGTCGAGCGGCTTCGCGTTGACGGCTCTCCCGTTGTCCAGAATGGATACGCAGGCTGGCTCCTCATCCGGGGCGTCCTCCACAAGTCAAGTTCGGTGTATCGCGTCTGGTATCACCACGGGTTCGGTGGTGGCGGCCCAGTGACTCGTGGCGTCATTGACTTCTCTCGACTCATGGTTGATGTCGATGCGGACGCAATCGTTGCCGGTCACGTTCATCAGAAGACGCTCGTTGAGGCTTCTCGTCATCGTATTACGCCTCACGGAATCCCGAGCGTCGCACCTGTTCATCTTGTTCGCAGTTCAACCTATAAGCGGGACTCCCTCCACGACGGCTGGGCTGTCGAGAAGGGCATGGCGGCTCGCCCTGTCGGCGGCTGGTGGCTGCGGCTGAAGTGGAACTCGGACAAGACTGGACTGGTCGCAACATATCACGACAAGCCGAGGGACGAGGGAGCATGAATCAGGAGCAATACGGTTCGAGGGGATTCTACGAGCGGCTGTCTCGAATGGCCTCGCTTCACGCGAGAAAGTCTGCCGACTATGGGGACTCGGAAGACCCGCTCGCAAACGTTCGGGCCGGTGCTGAGTTGCTTGGCATCCCGGACTGGCAGGCTTGTCTCGTGCGTATCGCCGACAAACTTCAACGGATCAAGTCGTACATCGCCAATGGGAGACTCGCAAACGAAGGTATCGAGGACGCAATCGACGACCTCGCTTCGTACGCAGTCATCATGGGTGTTCTTCATGAGGAGTCGAATCAGTGTCTCAAGGTAACGAAGACCACCACTTCAAAATCGGCGAACGCAAAATGCTGTGGCGATACTCTCGCCTTGCGGGCGATGCCGTCGGGTGGACATACCACGGTACAAAAATCCTCATCGACAAACGCTTGCAGGGTCGTCGAAGACTCGACACGGAAATCCACGAGTTCTTGCACTTCGCCAACCCCGACCATAGCGAAGACGCCGTGACGCAGCAGGCGAGCGACCTCGCGAAGATACTGTGGGCGTTAGGGTACAGACTGAAATGATCGACATTGTCATACCGCTTGGCGTCGGCTCGGTTGGTGGCAGAGATGACGAACTTAGACTCTGCCTTCGAAGCATTGAAAAGTACGCACAGGGGATTCGTTGGGTGTGGGTGATTGGTCACAAACCATTCTGGTTCGTCTCTACAGAGCGATACAGACACGCTGCGGTCGAAGAGTTCCCTGCAACAAGGGAGGGAAGGTCTTCAAGAAAAGTTCGATGGGCATTCGAGTCATTACCTCTCACGAACACTATCGCGTTGTGGGCAGATGATTACGTCATGACGAGGCCGATGGATGTCTCGCAAGCAAGGAACTACTCGAATGGCGACCTGCACTTTGAACGCGATTGCAGGTGGGCTGTGACAAGAGAGAGGACGAAAGAAGCACTGCATGCGGCTGGTTACACAACCAAGAACTACGAACTGCACTTTCCTATCTGGTTTGAACGGGAAAAATACTTATCGCTTGGGGGATGGATTGACGGCGACTACCACATACGAAGTGTGTACGGGAATATGTTTTGCGCCGATTGCACGAAGAAGAGGCCCGACCTGAAAATTCATGAACCGACGAGACAGCGAATGGGCTTCGCATTCAGGAAGTTCGGGTTGTTCAGTTACGACGATCACGCAGTCGAGTGTGGCATCATTTCGCAGATCGCAAAGAGGCTTCCGGCTGGCGGGGAATTCGACAACGGAATATCCGATGACTGAGTTGAGAAAGAGTGAGACGCCTCCGGTCTGGTTGTACTGGGAGGGCAGGAAGCCGCCTATCGTCTCTCTCTGCATCAAGACGATCAGGAGGTACAACCCGTCGGCGAGGGTTCTCGATTACAAGGCCGCAGCCGAGTTAGGTGCTGCGCCTGTATTGAAGCCGTTTAGGCGACTCCCGCTGTGCTTTCAGTCAAATATCCTGCGGATCTGGCTGACTTGGAAGTTCGGCGGCATATTCATCGACGCTGACTCGATATGTATGTCGCCAATCGAACTTGTGTGGATGTGCTATTCGTACGACTTCGTTGGTGTCACCAGTCCAAATTGGCCCGCGCGAGAGACTGTCATCGGTGGCCGTGCAGGGAGCCCGCTTCTCGAACAAACCTTTGTCCGGTATCAGGAAGTGTTGCGAAAGTTCTACGACAACAAGCCGAATGACAGAATGCTCAGGCCGCACATCGAGACGGGTGATGGCTCGTCTCGTGTCCTGTTTCCGCATCAACGGTACTATCCGCTCGATTATTGGGACATTTTTTCAACGATGAACTCGATGGACTGCACGAGAAACCCTTCTTCTGCGGTTTTGTGGATGATAAATCACCACGTCTACAATCATTACAGAGATTGGACGGAAACTCGCATCCTCCGTTGCCGGAATTTTCTCGGCAAACTATTCAGGCACGCTCTCGGTATTGAGTAGTTCTGCGTGCGACTACTCAAGCCCTGGCAGTGTGTCGCAAGGACGAACCGCCTTGTCGGTCAATCGTGTGTCGAGATACCAACGCTTCGTGATTCGCGGGCTCGAATGATCGAGAAGCGAGACAGGGTCGCCTCCTCTGGCTGCATAGTGGCTGGCTGCCGAGCGTCGAATCTGGTGGAACTTGAGACTGCGTCGCCCGTTCCCCCATCCGCAGCCAAGGCCCGCACGAGTCACGATGTCGCCGAAGTGTCGCCAGAGTGAGTTCCGGTTGCGATGCCACTCGAATACCTTGTGCGACCTGCGAATGCTGATGCAGGCACGGACGAGCGTGAGCGTGTTCTCGCTGAGTTTGTAGACGCGGTCGCGCTTCCCGCCCTTTCTGTACTCAGCACGGACGAGCAGGTGTGGCGGGTCGAGGTCGCTTGGCTCCACCTCCATGATCGCACCGATTCGTTCGGCTGTTTCCCATAGCACAGAGATGAGTGCGGGCCACCATATCCGAGCAGGCACGTGGCCGATGACCCCTCGCGTGTACGACGCTGCTCGGAATAGCGACCGCATGTCCTCCTCTGACCATGCCTTCGGCACTCTGTCAGGGAGCGGTGCAGCCGGAACCATTGGCCGAGACTCGACGAGCCTGAGATCAGCGGCGAACCGCCACAGGCAGCACAGTTGTGTCCGTTCCTTCTCGGCGGTGTAGGGGCTGCACTGTCTCGCCCTTATTTCGAGAAACCGAGAGACGGTCAGTTCGGTCAGGTCGTCGAGCGTTGCCTGCCTGCCCAGCCATTTTGAGTACGAGCGGATCGTGCAGTGGTAGAGGCGAACAGTATTCGGTGAGCGTCCTCGTAGCCTGAGCGGTCGATACCGCTCTTCAAACAGGTCGTAGATCGTCTTCATAGCGTGCGGACTCCATGATGTCCATAAACTTGCACGCCCTCCGTGGCTGTCAAATGACGCTGCTGGTTCTTCTGTTTTTTCTGATTGCTCGTCTCATGATGATTGCAAAAGATTTTCGCCCTGCGTCATAGCGGTGACGAATCCTGTCCCCGCCACTTACGAAATTGAGATTCCAACGTGGGTTCGTCGCCCTCGTTGGTTGGTTGGCCGACCGCCGTGGGCTCTGCTCATGGCGGTCGGTTTCCCTGTGTTCAATAGTACGGAGTCCCAAACAATGAGCAAGGCGAAATCGGAATGGATGAGCGTGCCGGAGGCTGCTGAGGTGCTGGGGATTAGCGACGTCGGTGTACTCAAACTCATACGCAGCAACGAGTTGGAAGCGTTCAGGCTGTCGGGTAGAGCGTGGGCCGTTTCTCGCGATTCTGTTGAACGTAACGACAAAGAATATCGTGCGAGGAAAATCGCGAAGCCGGGACGCCCCCGCCGGACAGCATGACTTGACTCGGCTTGACTTGGTCGCAATACTGAATAAGAGTTATTGAGTCGGCGAGTCAGTAGGTGTGAACTATGGCGAGAGAGATTGAGGTGCGGGAAGCGGCTGAGATGCTTGGCGTTCAGCCGCGACGGGTTCGCGAGTTGATTCGCAACGGTAGGTTGGTTGCGCGTCATCACCCTACTGCCTATCGTTGGCTCATCGAGAGCCGGTCAGTGAGAGACTACATACGCAAGGGGCGTCGCCCCGGAACTGGAAGGCCACGAAATGTCGACTTCGAAGCAACGGCAAACTGAATACCTCGGGACTGGCGACGCAGCAGAGCGACTAGGTTGCAGCAAGTCCTCTGTCAGCCGTGGTGCAAGGGCGAAGGGCGTCGGTATCTACGTGCGAGGAAAACTGGTCGCCTTGAGCCCCCGCGACGTCGAAGAAATTCGAGGCGTCATTCACGAAACCCCCGGCAATCCCGTCTGGATCGCTGGCGGTCGAGGCCGCAAATAGCGGCTTTTCCCCTGTTTTACGGGCCAAAAAATTTTTTTCTGGCCCCTATTGACCCGGCGTGCCGATAGGGTAAAATATGGCATACGGCAAACGATTGCCGAGAACGAAACCAACCAGAGAGGACGACGAAAAATGGAAGCCAATGCCAACCACAAACTGAGCCACCAAATGATGACCGGCGACAAGTTCGACACGCGATACGGAGTTGTCGAGATCAAAAGTTCTGCATGGGTTAGTGGGAGTGGTCGCAAGCGTAAAAAAGTTTTCACCGTGTACTCGGAACGATACGCCCGACACTTCGAGTGGTCTGCAAGAAAGATGGCTTTCGCACGCAAGGCGTATCGTCAGCAAAGGGCCGAGGCAACAGAGACTTCGGAGCAACGGACTACCGATGAAGTAACCACGGAAGCCGCCAAAGCAACACCAGCAGAAGCGACCGGCAGTCTGGCTGAGATGCTCGGTGCGGCGATCGGCCCATACGTTGCGAGCAAGATCGACCGCGACGATGTGGTGAAGATCATCGACGAGCGACTCACCTCGATGACCATGCCGCGACGAGTTGAGGTTGTCTCGCCAGTGGGAGAGACGAAGGACGTCGGAGTGCAGCACGCGATGTTCGATGCCCTGCTCCGTCTGGTTGCGAATCGCTTGAACACTTGGCTCGTCGGCCCTGCTGGCTCAGGTAAGACGTCGGTCGCATCTGCTGTCGCTGAGGCACTCGACCTGCCGTTCTACTCTACGTCGGTCTGTGCCATGACGTCCAAGTCCGACCTCGTCGGGTATCGCAACGTTTCGACAGGCGAGTACGTCGAGACTGATCTGCGTCGTGCCTACGAGCATGGTGGTGTGTTCCTGCTCGACGAGGTGGACGCCGGCAACCCGAACGTCATGGTCGTGTTGAACAACCTGATGGCGAACGGCCACTGCTCGTACCCTGATGGGATGGTGGCGAAGCACGACGACTTCATTCTGCTGGCCGGTGCGAACACGGTCGGGCTTGGTGCTGACTCGCAGTATGTTGGAAGGAATCAGTTGGACAAGGCTACGCTCGATAGGTTCGTTCTGATGCCCTTCGGCTACGACCCTGCGATCGAGGCCGCGATGACAGGCCTCCCTGCGTCGTGCTTCTCCGATATGCCACGCCCCGAGCCCATTGAGTTCCTGCCGACAGAGAACGCCGAGGGTCGATGCGAACTACTGGCTCGCAAGATCGTTGCCATCAGGCGGTCGATCGACGAACTGAAGGTTCGGCATATCGTCAGCCCTCGTGCGACGAAGGCTGGCGTCACCATGCTGCGGGCTGGGTTCCCGATGGACACGGTCATGCAGTGGGGCATCTGGAAGGGACTCGACTCCGACACCGTCTCGAAGGTCTGCCAGCACGCCAACCTCGACTCGATCTGCTGAGTTGTTCGGGTATCCGAAAAAAACACGAGGGGGCGGGGAGCCCCTATTGACTCTCCGCCCCTATAGCCTACAATTCAGAAACAACCAACCAACTGAGGAGCGATCGAAATGAAATACGGCAAGAGCAACCACACAGAACACCGCTGGAGCAGTGTGACCGAGATGATGACTGACATCGATGAGCGTCACAAGTCGTGCGAGTGCAGCAGCGACACACACGACAGTGGTGAGAAGTTCTACGGCGGGACAATCCACAAGGCTCGCGAGATGCTGACAACCGGATGGCGTGAGGGTGCTGTCCGAGTCAGCAACGTTCGGGCAGAACTCAGCGAGGCGGTCCAGAAGATACTGAATGAGAAGGCCGCGCAGGTCTGGTACGACGTCGAGGGCGACTGGGCTGATGCTGGACGGATCGCGACTGGCGAGCCTGAGTGCTGCGGCTCGTTTCAGTACGATGGCGAAGACGGCGGCACGAAGATCATTCGCATCGTCATGAATCTTTGTGTCAGTGGTTCGGTGTCGCACGAGGCTATGTTCGCCCGAGGAGCCGCGACGTTGGCCGCTGTTGATATTCTCGAGGCCATGGGGCATCGGGTGCAGGTCGATGTCGGGCTCGGCATCGACAACTACCCGAAGAAGAAAACGCTCGACCTCCAGTTCACCGTAAAGGATGCTGGGCAGCCGGTTGACGCCGATCGACTCGCCGCTGTCCTCTGCCACCCCGTGTTTTTCCGAACGGTCGGCTTTAAATGGATGCAGTCGTTCGGGGCGAACCCGTGTGCCTGCTACCCCGGCCCCATCCCGAGTGGTGGCGACAACGCTGGTGCGATTGTCCTGCCTGAACTCAAGCAGGGTCACACGCCAACACACGCCGAGATGGTGCAGCAGGTCATCTCGATCTGCCGTCTCTGCGGAATCGAACTCGACGGGTCATACGTTTGACCTGTCGATGAATTGTTTACTTACCCAACCTTTAAGAAAGGATCCGACGACATGGACATGAACGGCTACGACTTCGATGTGGACAAGGGGCTCGATCACTTTATTGCGTCAGCGTTAGTCCGCCTGAAGTCTCTCGGGTGGACGATGGACGAGTGCGTTCAGCACTCGCCGAGAATCCTGCGAATCATCAATGACGTGCAAGACCAACTGACTCAACGAGTGGCGAGGTCAGTTGGGGGTGCAACATCGAGCGGCGAACTCAGCAGCGACAAGTGGCTCTGCCTTGTCAATGCAAACTTCGCCCACGAGGGCTTCGTGTTTGCGAACGTCTACCACGAAACGATGCGAATGATCGAGGCGGCCCCAAACAACTGAACTGAGAACCAACCAACCAACGAAAGGTACGAACGATGAAAGCAGTATTCATTGACGCTGAGAAGCGTGAGATTCGAGACGTCGAATATGACGGAGACTGGAAGACGATTGCGCCGATGCTCGGGTGCAGGTTGTTCACCTGCGTCAGAGGGTTGCCGGGAGGCGACTCCCTGTTCATTGACGACGAGGGGTTGTTGACTGCGAGCCGCAACAGCGTGCTATTCACGACGCCGTGGTATCCGAGTCCACTGCTCGGCAGTGGGTTGGTCTTGAACGAGACGGAGGACGGCGATGCTGCTCCTGCGGTGAACGATGCTGAGTTCTATCGACAGCACGTTCGGTTCATGGGGGCTGAGGCTGCGTGGCTTCGGGAGCGTCTGAAGGGCTCGGACTGGCCGAGCGTTGCGGTCTACTCGTTCGAATTGCCGGAAGTCCCCGTGACTGAGGAGGGTGCGAACGATGAGTGACTATCGCGACCCGTGGGGCGTGCTCTACGTCCCGGCGAATGACTACCGATTGCGGTTCTATTCATGCCGAGCCGTTGATGGAGAAGAGGCAGAGAGACTCTGCAAGCGAGCGAAGGGAGGTGCGTGCGAGATCGTGTGGACGCATCTTGGTGACTATGACGACACGATGGCTGACTTCATGAAAGACTTCCAACCAACCAACTGAGAACGAAAGGCGATGACGATGAACGCAACAGAAACCTATCGAGTAAGCGAACGAAAGACCTTGAATCGTGGCGATGTGTTCCGCGCAAGCGGTGGCCCGTACTACATCACACAACGAGGCGACCATATCTCGATGGCTGCGAAGGGGCCGTTCGTGTTCCTGCGACACTGCGAGGACGATGGCCGTGAGTGGCTAGAGGCGTACTCGACGAGAGAAGGCACGCAGGTGATTCTATGCCTGACTGAGGACAGGCCCAGCATCATGCCGGGGTCGCTCGTTACGAGGCCGTACACGGTGGGGTCGAGGCTCCGCGAGAAGGCTGCTGCGAAAGCCGTGCGGCGATGCCCTGCGGCTCCGGTCGGCAGGAGGGTTCTCGAGAAGCGGCCAGAGCCTAGCGTCGAGGAGGCGATGAGTGTGGGCCGGGACATCGTGAACGCTGTTTTCGAGGGGAAAACAGGCAAAAAAAAATTATTCTAAACCCTATTGATTCTCTGAGCCGATAGGCTACAATGAAGCATACGGCAAGAGGATGCCGAGACCGAAACCGCTAACTGGAGAAAAGAAAATGAATCAAACAATCTACTCGGCCAAAATCAACAATCGTTTCTACCGAGTGGTTCGCCGCAAGTCTGGGGCAGTTCAAGTGTGGATCGATTTCCCTGCCGGAGAATCGTGCGGCTGGCCCGAGTGTTTTTATACGGGAACGATTGAAGGCGCACGGCAGTGGTGGAAAGCCAATGTTTCGGCCTGAGCCACCACCCGCCCGGCGGCAACCAACCAACCAACCAACCAACTGAGGAGATGAAAAGATGAGCGAAACTATCCAGAAAAAACTGAGCGACCTCGAGTTCAGCCTTGAGTGCATCAGTGAGATGGCTGCGAACCTGCCGTCGCTCGTAGAGCAACTTGAGAACTCAGCGGCGGCGGCCCAAGACATATTCGATGATGCTGTCGCAGGTGATGATGATGCGGCCGACGACTTCGAGATGCTTGCTGATGGGGCGTCCGATATTCGCAGGGCTCTGCAAAGGGTGTTCGTTCTCGCGAACGACCTCGGAATCTATGTTGACTGAATTGTTCGGTTATCTGTACAACCAACCAACCAACCAACCAAGGAAACGAAAAGATGAAAGCCCAAACGAAACTAGACTTCCGAAAGATCAACGATGCGATCAAGATGCTGAGTCGCGACGATCGCACAACAAACCTCGAAACAAAGGTTGGCGACAACCCTCGTGCGGTTGCTGCCACCCTGAACCTGATTCAAGAACTCTGCGAGGTGATTCGGCTTCAAGAGAATCTCGCTGGCTGATTTGTTCGGGTATCTACACAACCAACTACGCAGGGAGGCGTAACCATGATGACTTGGGAAATTGTTTTCGAGTTGCTGTCCGTTTTGTTTCGGCTTCTCGCCGCAGGACAGGCAGGCTGATCTCTGGTTGGGCCGGGGGCGGTCACGGATGGCCGCCACCCCGGTTCTCCAATTCACTAACCGATGGAGGATGATCGTGCGACATATCAGGACACTACGCGACCTCGGCGAAGAACTGGCCGAGGCAATCGAAGCAGGTGACAGAGACAGGCTCGAACAGGCTTGCCTCTACGCAGGCTGCTACACAATCGTTCGGCGGGCTGCGTCCGTCGTTGGTATCGAACCGGCTGTGCTTGAGGAAGCACTCGCCACAATCTCTTGACCCCTTACCCAGACAGGAAACCAACCAATGCAGACGTTCATGCCCTACCCCACGTTCGCTGACTCAGCACGATGCCTTGACAGGCTGAGGCTCGGCAAGCAGAGAGTCGAAGCAAAACAACTCCTGCTCGCCCTCGGTGTTGCGGTCGGTGACCACAAGCCGAATCCCGAGAGCCACTGGCGAAACCACCCAGCGGCAAAAATGTGGCGGGGCCACGAGCGGCAACTGGCTGAGTACGCTCACGCCGTTTGTCGGGAGTGGATTAGCCGAGGGTATAAGGACAGCCTCGCCCCTCAGTTCGCATCCATAGCGGCAGATGCGTGGGCCGCACCGATGCCTGCGTGGATGGGCGACGAGGCTTTTCACCGCAGCCACCAGAGCAACCTGCTCCGCAAGGATGCTGAGTTCTACGGCCAGTTCGGCTGGCGTGTCCCTGACGACCTGCCGTATGTGTGGCCGGTCTAATTGTTCGAGTACCCAACCAACCAACCAACGAGGAACGAAACCATGTGCCAAAGATTGAGAACGTGCCACGATTGCGGGGCTGTCGGCTCCGGCTATTACGAAGGCTTCGAGTTCGAGTTCTATGCGTCGGGGAACACTCGCTGCCACCGATGCCCTGACTGTCATGAGCGTGCGATTCAACTCTACGCGAGATGCACCTACGGAGGGTTTTCGAGCGGCTATGGCGACCGCCGCATCCTCTGTGCTAGTCACTTCGGCTTCGGTCGTGGTGTCTCTGAGTACGCACGACCCGTGTCGAGGGGGGCTGCCTGATGTCACACAACGGCTACCGAAACTACGAGACTTGGATCGTGAAGGTCTGGATCGACAACGACCAAGGGCAGCACGACTACTGGATCGAGGTCGCAAGACATCTCGATCAGACAACTGAGCCGAGCAAGTTCTTGACGGCTCAGCAGGAAGCAGAGCGGCGGCTTGAGGAGGCACTCAAGGCGGCTCACTGGGACGGATTCGAGAGAGCCGAAAGCGTCATGCTTACTGGCGTCTTCATGGACTTGCTGAAGTCGTCGCTCGAGGAGGTGGATTGGAAGGAACTTAGCGAAACCATCATGGAGGAGGCTCACTCATGAACGTACTCATTGTTGTTCCGCAGGCGGTCGGGCCTGCTTGGGAGAAGGTCGCACGGATGGCCCCGGATGCTGAGGCGTGGGAACACCAGATCAGTGCGAGCGATTATGCCGCAGGACGAGACGCCACCCTGCTCGGTATGGACATGGGGACAGGTAAGTCGCTTACGGCATTGATGGCCCTCGGCCTCCATCGCGAGCGACTGCGTGTGGTGAATCTCACCAAGGGGGGCAACGCGAAGCGGGCGAAGGAACTGGCGAACGCCATGCTGACCAACAAGCCGACGCTGGTGGTCGTGAATTACGACTCAGTGTGGCGAGGACAGTTGGCGAAGGACATCATGGCAACGCGATGGGGGGCGATTGTTCTCGATGAGTCGCACCGCATCAAGTCGCCGGGAGGAAAGGCATCGCGATGGCTGGCTGGCCTTGCGAAGAAACACCCGAAGGCGAAGCGTCTCTGCCTGACTGGCACGCCGATGCCTCACTCGCCGCTCGACCTGTACGGGCAGTTTCGGTTCCTCGACCCCACGGTGTTCGGGACTTCGTTCACGAGGATGAGGGCTCGGTACGCAATCACCGACCCTGTATTCCCCAGCAAGGTCGTCGAGTGGCGGAACCAGCAGGAGTTGTCAAAACTGCTCGACGAGAACTCGTGGCGGGTGACTGCCGATGAGGTGCTTGATCTGCCGTCTACGTTACACGAACGAATCGAGGTCGACCTCAGACCGAAGACGCGAGCCGTCTACGATGCGTTCGAGAACGAGATGGTCGCAGACATCGACACCGGCGTGATGACTGCATCGAATGCACTGACGAAGTTGCTGAGGCTTCAACAGGTGACGTCCGGTTACTGCCACATCGACGGTGGCTTCGATATGACGCTGATCAGTGGGACGCCCGAGAAGGCGTTAGCACTTGAGTCGATGCTCGAAGACCTGCCAGCCACCGAGCCGGTCGTTGTGTTCTGTCGGTTTCGTCACGACCTGAGAGAGGTCGAGGCGATGGCGAGAAGGCTTGGGCGACCGTACTCAGAAGTGAGCGGAGAGACGAAGACGCTGGAAGAGTGGCAGCGTGGCGACACGACGATCCTCGGTGTTCAGATTCAGAGTGGCGGGGCTGGTATCGACCTGACGAGAGCAGCCTACTGCGTCTATTACTCGCTGGGCTTCTCCCTCGGTGACTACGACCAGAGCCTCGCGAGGCTTCATCGTCCGGGGCAGACGAGGTGCGTGAGGTACTACCACCTCGTCGCGAACGCAACGATCGACGGTTCGGTATATCGAGCATTGAAGAACCGCCGAGACGTCATCGACGGGGTGCTTGACCAGTTGACCCAACGAGCCGAGGAGGCTGCCTGAGATGAGTGAGGAACTTGCAAAGATGCTCGAGAAGGTTGCGAAGGCAAAGGCAGTAAAGGCTGAAGCCGAGCAGGTGCTTCGAGAAGCGAAGAAAGAACTCGAGACGGTTGAGGGGCTGGCGATCGAGATGCTGGCTGCGTCTGGTCTCGATCGTGTGAACGTTGCAGGACGAACGTGGTGGTCTGATGAGGCGATGAGCCTGACCGTCCCCAAGGAAGTTCGCGACGAGGTGTTCGATGCGGCTGAGGCCGAGGGCATTCTCGAGGAGTTGATGACGGTCAACACCACGACGCTAAAGGCGTGGCTCGTTGAGCGTGCAAAGGAGCAAGGTCTTTCACTGGAGAACGCTTGCGAAGGCACTGCGTTCAAAGGATTGCTGAAAGGCTATTGTCGAAGTCGGTTGTGTAGCCGTGCTTCGTAGTTAGTTGTTCGTGTACCCAAAGAAGAAGGAAGTCAACTATGACATCCGGTGAACTGATGATCGGGACCGAGGACAGCAAGTTCGCGGTTCTGCGACCCGACAGTGACATTCGTGAGGCTCTCGCTGCGAACCTTGCTGCCGGAGAAGTGATTGAGGCGAGCGATCTGCCTCGTGTGTCTGTGCCTGCCGGCGGCGGGCTCGTGTGGTCGTGGACGGACTCGGGGAACAACGATCAGTCGGCGAAAGCGATTGATGGCGTGCTCGTGTGGTTCGGCCCGCAGGGTACGTTGTGGGGAAGTGAGCAACCGCAGTCGGGGGTTCCCCCGGTGCTTGTTACGCACGACCTCCAGACTGCGTACCGAGTGAACGATGACATCGGCGACCTCGATGCCGAGGCGTTGGAGTCATGTCGCATCGGCGACCGCGAGTACGACTGGCAGCGTCTTCCCTACAACAAGCCGGGAAGTGCTGGCAACGGAACGCAGATGCGTCGGTGCAAGGAAAGCCGGCTGCTTGCCATCCTCCGAGAGGACGATGCGTGGCCTCTGCTGGTTCGGTGTGGTGTCGGGTCGTTGAAGAACGTCCGGCGATTCCTGAAGACAGGTATGACGGTTCCGCACTATCGGACTGTCGTAAGCCTGACGCTACAGAAGGCGACGAGCGAAGGCGGCCAGCCGTACTCGCAGGTCGTGCCGAGAGCGATCGGGACTCTGTCGCAGGAGGAAGGGCTGATCGTGCAGAAACTCTACACGCAACCACTGTCGAGAATGTCGCAGCAACTCGGCAGCAACAGTGACGACTGATGAGTGAGGCTAGTTCGGGGTCGTCCTGTTGCCCAAGCGGGGCGGCCCCGGCTGCTTCTCACGATGACTAAAACAAACCCAACCACAGACACGAGGACAACCAAGAATGAACACAAACGCTTCGATCGGGATGCTTGCTGCGTCCTACACGCAACTGGGGTGGAAACTGGTTCGATGCTACGGAGTACACGAGCCGTCTGTCTGCACCTGCGCAAAGAACGCCGACTGCGGAACGCCGGGGAAACACCCAGTCGGTGAACAGTGGGATGCGAGGGCTACGGGCGACGAAGAGACGGTCATGAGTTGGTTCGAGGGAAAGATGCCCGTCAACGTTGGGCTGCTCCTCGGGCCGCGATCGGGGGTCATCGACATCGAACTCGACGGCCCTGAAGCGAAGGCCGCTTGGGATGCGCTCGAACTCGGCGAGATATGGACGCCGACCTATCAGGCTGGGCGTGGGCCGCACCGATTGTTCAAGTGGTCTGAGAAACTGCCGGCGACATCAGTGAAGAAGCCGATGGGTATTGAGATGCGGATCGGTAACGGTGGTAAGGCGATTCACTCTGTAATACCGCCCAGCACGCACCACACGGGAGCGATGTACCAGTGGATTCCGGGACTGTCGCCAGACGAAGTTGAGTTGGCCGAGTTGCCTGAGAAGTTGGTCGAGTTGCTATGGAACTCCTCGGGGCCGGACGACAGTCGAAAGCCTGCGAGGCTCGCTATGCACGAGGAGATCCCTAACGGTTCGCGGAACGAAACCCTGCATCGGTTCGCTGTTCGAGAGGCTGCTCGTTGCGGGCCAAACCTCGACGACCCGTTCGAGCAACAAGACCTACTCGCCAAAGTGCGAGCGATCAACCTCGTGAACTGCAAGCCGCCGCTGCCTGACTCTGAGGTCATCAACTGCTACCGGTCGGCGGTTGCATACATACGGAAGACTCGAGCCGCTGAGATCGCACCCGACGAAGCCGTCAATGCAAGCGAGCAAGGGAGGTCGATCGTCAAGAAGGCCGAACCATCAGACTACGTTCGCACCCTGACTGTCGAAGGGCTGTCGTTCGGGCCGCTTGTTCCCGGCTCAGACTCGACGCCGGAGTGGAAGCCCGGAGACTGGCGGCTTACTGTTGTTCACTCTGACCCGCTTGAGTACAGGCTTCATGCTCCTGCGTGGAAAAAATGGACGGCAGACGGTACGGGCAACGTGTCGCTGTCTGTCGATCAGTATCGCTCGGCACGAAAAGTGGCGGCGAGCGTACTGGCTGCGACTGGTGTGGTGATGCTAGACGCCGAGCCGAAGCGATGGGTGCAGATATGGGATGGCGGCTACAAGGTTGTCGACAAGAAGGACGGTGGCGACAAGGAACGAGTCGCCCTCGGACTGAAGGCGAAACTACTCGACAACGTCGACCATGAGTGGCCGGGGGCATCGAGCCTTCGGTATGTCATCCTCGCAGGCTGGCTCTACGACAGGCTGGCTCAGGCATCGCAGCCATCTGAGGACGACGTACCCGACCCGAGCGGCCGAGCCTCGTGGAGGCAGGACGGAACGCTATGGTTCTCGTGGTCGAAAGTCTGGGAAGACATCGAGCGGCAGCATCGGATCATGGAGGGGGAGCGGCTGTCGCTGAAACGACGCCTGCTGGCCCGCTTCGGGGGCGAGAGCCGCGACTTCAAGCACGCCGAGTTCAGACACCTCGGAGGGACTCGCAAGTCTTACGTTGTCTGGAAGGCTGCCGAGTTCGCTGTACTGGAAGGCATGGCGAATGAGGCGACCCGCGACGGAGCCTGAGCCGTGAAAAATGTCGCCCCTTTATATAGGGAAAAAAAATTGTCTCGAATCGTGTTCGCGAGGGGTTGGTTTTCAAGGCATCGTGCGTTTCGTGCTTGTTTTTCAGTGGTAAAACGTGCCGCGAAAACCTGCGACAAAACCTTTTCTGCCGAGAAAAAAATCGTGTAGCAGCCTTTTCTACCCCCCACTCCTACTGGACGACCTTACATAATATGACGAAAACAGCCATCGCACGACTGATCGGTGGAGCAGGAACCGGGAAGACCACCGAACTGCTCAACATCATGGAGGGAGCCCTCGACGCATTCGGGGGCGACCCCCTGATGCTGGGCTTCGCATCGTTCACAAGAGCCGCGAGGGCTGAGGCTGTCCTGCGTGCCTCTGGTGCTTGGGGCGTCAGCGAAGACCTGCTGTCGAACAAGGGCTGGTTCCGCACAGTTCACTCGACCGTCTACCGCTGCCTCGGAATTGCAAGCGGTGAACTCCTGACCGATTGCAAAGACGACATCGAGTGGGTCAGTGAGCAGTTGGGGGTGCGAGTTAGGACTGAGGTCGACGAGACCGGGAACAACAAGTTCGTCGGCGACCCTGCCGTCGCTGCTGCGCTCAACTGCTGGAGCATCGCACGGGCCACCCTGACCCCGCTCAGTGAAGTCGTTCGAGCGATGCGACAGATCGACGACGGCATCCCCGAACTTGGTTCTGTTGTTCGGGTATCCGACAAATATGAGTCGGCGAAACGGATTGAGGGACGAAGCGACTTCGCTGACATCTTGTTGAGGTTCTCCGGCATTGGCATCTCACCACAGGAGGGGCTCTACGAGAAGACACCCGAGGGTGAGTTGCCCGAGGTCGGTGCGTGGTTGTTCGACGAGCAACAGGACGCGAGTGCCTTGCTCGATGCTGTCTGCCGCAGGCTCATCACCGCACCGACTGTTCGCTGGGCGTATGTCGTCGGCGACCCGTTCCAAGCGATCTACGGTTTCGCGGGCTCGAACGCCAAGTGCTTCATGTCGTGGGAGGTTGCGAAAGAGCGAACTATGCCGAAGTCGTGGCGATGCCCGAAGCCGATTGCTGAACTCGGTGAGGCATGTCTACGGAGGATGCACGAGGGATACTTCGACCGAGGCATCGCACCTGCTGACCACGATGGAGTTGTTCGTGAAGCCGGGAGCATCGAGGAGGTCGTCGCCGGCCTCGACCCTCGCGACTCATGGCTACTCGTTGCACGAACGAATCATCAGGCGAGCCGGATGATGGCATCGCTTCATGGTGCTGGCAAACC